ATGTCGTCAGCGACGGCGATCCAATGGCCCGGCATGTCCATGACGGGCTCGATGGTGGCCTCGACGGGCACGATCATGGCTCGGCCGTCATGGCTGAGAGAGGATCGCGGGAGTGTTCGGCGAACCCTGCGCAAGGGCTTGGGCCTGGGCGAGGTCTTTGGCGGCCGAGGCGGCCACGGGCGCGGCCTGCAGAAGTTGCTGCATCTGCGCCTGCTCCTCGCCGGCTGCGTCGATCTCGGCCATCTCGTCGTCGGTGTAGAGCACCTTGGACGGCACGCCGTTGACCTCGAAGATCACCTTGGCCGCCTCGTCGATGTTGACGCGCTTGTAGGCCGCCGGGCCCAGCACCTGCGCCAGCGGGGCAAGCTGCTCGACCGAGCGCAGGATGGCCACGCCGTCCTCAGCGCGGCGGGCGCGCTCCAGCGGGCTGGTGTACTCGATCTCCAGCAGGCCAGACTGCGACAGGGCCTCGGGGCGCTCGGGCAGAACGCCGGCGTCCTCCAGGATCTGCAGCTCGCGGCTGATCATCGGGTTCAGGAACTCGGACTCGGTGCGGCTGGCAGTCGGGGCCAGCAGGGCGCCCTTCTCCTGAGCGCGCAGCATGGCCTCGGTGGCGGTCATCGAGGGGTTGTCGACCAGGATCTGGAACAGGGTGTTCCACAGCGCGTCCTGCACGATCTTGCGTTTCTGGTCCATCAGCTCGATGGACACGGGCAGGTTCTCGCCGAGCTTGAGCGGCTGGATCAGTTGCCGGCCCTGGTCGTCCACGCCGCCGTAGTTGATCGCCGCGGGCGTCAGGCGGATGGCGTCGAGGATGCCGTCGCGGTGCGCCAGCATGGGCGGCAGAACGGCGAGCTGCGCGGCCTGGATGGTCGTGCGGTTCATCTCGTTCAGCATCTTGATGTCGGGCAGCACGGTCATCACGGGGCTGCGCCCGTAGATCTCGCCCGAGGTCACGGCATAGCGGCCCACCGCATAGGGGAAGGTCTGGAACCCGCCCTCCTCGATGATGGCGTTCCCGTCCACGCTGACGTAGTACGAGGCGAACGGCATGCCCTTGTAGTCGAGACGACGGACGTCGAGGTCCTCGCGCGGCTTGACGCAGTGCAGGAACTGGTACTCGGCCTCGGGCGTGCGCTCGGCCGCGTGCTGGATGTGGCGGGGCAGCTTCTCGCCCCACTTCTTGAACGCCGCACGGGCCGACATCCACCAGCAGCGATGCACCAGGTCGACAACGCCGTGCTCGTTCTCGGCGAAAAACAGCTGGTCGACGGGCACGGTGCGGTAGATCAGGCCCTGCCCCGGGCGGTCGCCGATGAACAGCGCCATGTTCCCGAACGCGCCCGCGTCGTAGTAGCACTCGTGCACCTGGTTGTCGAAGTTGGCCGCATAGCGGGCCGCGAACAGGCGTTTGTTCACCTCATCGAGGTAGCGCGTCACCTCGGGGTCGTCGGCCAGGTTGTCGTCGGTCGCCTTGAGCTTGTGCCACTGCTGGTTGCGTGGCGTGACCAGCGAGTGAAACGCCGACGCGAAACGGTCGAGCGCCAGGCTCGGCACCGCGTCGAACATCTTCTCGGTGCGCTGCTTGCCCTTGGTGGTCTGCGCCGCGTTGCGCCGACGGAACTCCGCCTTGCGTGGGGCGACGCGCTCGGCGATCTCCTCCCACACCTTCTCGAAGTGTTCCCGCTGGGTCTGCAGGCGGGCCTGCATCTGCAGGATGTCGGACGCGCGGCTGTCGGCCATGGCTTACTGCCCCAGGAGTTGCTTGGCGGCCACGGAGCCGGCGGTCGTGCCCAGCTCGGCGGCGCCGGTCTGCGTTGCGCGGGCGCCACGACGGCGGCGCAGGATGTCACCGACGCTGCGGTCGACGATCTCCTGGTTGACGGTCGGCGTGGGCACGGGTGCCGGCATCGCAGGCATTTTCGGTTTGAACAGTCCGCCCATGGTTCCCTCAGTTGAAGATCGAGTATTCGGTGACTGCGACGGTCGGCATCGGAGTATCGCGCCGCGCGGCAACGATGGCTCGACCCTCGCCCGCCCCCATCATAAGGTATTGAGCAGCCTCGCAGGGGTGCGAGTAGGCGTTCTTGTCTGGCTCGTCCTTGAACCGCTCGTCGCCAGAAACCTGCACGCGCTTGTAGTTGTAGCCGCCGGCCATGCCCTTGCGCAGGATCTTGCACTGCGGATGCAGCAGAAGCCCGGGCGCGCCGTCGATCATACGGGTCAGTGCCCCAGCCACCGCCTCGCGTCGCTTGGTGAAGTTGTTCGTGTGAGCCGGCCGGGCTTCCACACCATTGGCCGCCAAAATCTGGAACACGGTGCGGATCTTCTCCTGGCTGTCGCCGCCCTGGCGCTGGTCGCCGGCCGGGTCGCCCGTGATCCCTCGGATCGGAACGCCCTGGTAGTAGGTGGCCAGATCCTGCTTGATCAGGCCGGCGAACGCGATCACGCCAGTGTCGGTGGTCACGAGCTCACGGTGCCAGCGCCATTGACCCGTCACCATGCGCTGAGCAAACACGGCCGCAGGGGTCAGGCCGAAGTCCAGCCCGATCCAGATGCCAGCCTCGGGGATCAGCGAGAACTCGCGGCAGTGCACGCTGTCGACGTACTCGGGATAGACCGGCTTCCCGTCCTTCACAAACCCGTACTCGTTGGCCAGGTTCACCTTGATCCAGTCCTGCGACTTGCCGGTCAGGCCCTTAAGGTAGTAGCCGGGCGGCAGGTTCTGGATGTTCTCGGCGCCTGGATTTTCGACCCAGGCGATCTGGTCGCCGGTGCCGACCTGCTTCACGCCGCCCGGCTGGCGGTGGAACTTCCAGCCCTCTGGCTTCGTCTCCTCGGCCAGCTTGTAGTACCAGTGATCCTCGTCGGGCGCGTTGGTGTCGCCAAAGATGCCGTACCACGACGGCCCGCCGTCTGCCGCCGAAGGGTATCGGCCGACGCGAAGGTCGAGCATGTCGACCACCTGCTTGTTCAGCTCCTTGACTTCGTTCAGCCACGCAAAGGTCAATTGAGCGCCACGCAGCTTGCGCACGTGCTCAGGTCGATCCAGAGCGATGAACACCAGCTCGGCCTCGACGGTGGTGCCATCCTCCAGGCGGAATTTCAGGTGGTGCGTCGGTGGCTCAAGGCCGCCCTGCACGAAGCGGCCGAACCCGTCGCCGAACATGTCGAGCCAGTCCTTGGCTGTCGTGCCCATCAGGTCGGGGTAGGTGTTTCGCACCGCGTAGCCGCGCGACTTGCGCACGCCCTCCTTGTTGGGTTCCTGGCGGCACATGATGCGGAAGGCTTTCCAACAGCTGGCGTTCGTCTTGCCAGAGCCCAGCGGGCCCATGATGAACTCGCGCTGCTCGGTGCCTGCGATGTAGCGGTCGAGCGTGGGGCCTTGCGGCCTATAGCGCATCTCGATCCGCTTTTCAGACATCGCTGCGGCCCGTGAAGTCCTTCACCATGATGACGGGGCCGCCATCGGCACCAGTCACCTCGGCCTGCACCTTGTCGCCCCACTTCTTGGGGTTCCACTTGGCCAGCAGTTTCAGGCGGATCTCGGCCCGGCTCTTGGCCCACGCCACATGGCCCGAGTCGGTCGAGCCCTGCATGGTGCTCGGGGGCGGCTCGTCCACGATGCGCAGCGCATCCGAGGCGATCACCTCCTCGCCGGCCTCGCGTGCGCGCGCGATTCTTTCGGCGAGCGCAGGGTCGGCATACGTCCAGTCGTACCAAGTCGTGAGCCCGATGCCATGTTCCCGAACCACCTGCGCCAGAGGGATGCCAGCAGTCACGGCAGCAATCACCGCCTCGACGATCTCAGGCGTGCGCTTAGTCGGCCTGGCGCGAGGCACGGCGTCGACGATCTCAGCAGCAGGGATTTTTTTGCGAGCCATGCTCAACGGAAACCGAAGGCCTTGCACAAGCGATCGACGATCGCCGGGAACGTGGCGCACCAGGCGATGAGGATCACAACGGTCAGGAGGTCGAGGAAGAATTCCATGGTGGTGTGGATGCTACATGGTTGGTGTGGTTTTCGCAACGAGGTAGCGAGGCGGGCTGGCTGTTACCGTGTTTCCCTCGTAACCGGTAACCGGACCGTTCTATAAAAGACCTCTATATGTATTACAGCCTATTTAACTAGTATTTATCTCTAGACTAAGGGTAACAAGGGTAACAACGGTTACAGCCTTATGAATCAAGGACTTGGCGCGTTACCCTTGTGCTGGTGTTTCCCTTCTAGTAGGGAACATCGTCATCGTGTTGAGAAGTTTGCGACACTGCGTGAGAGCCCGCGGGCGATTTTTTGCGCCAGACTTTTCGCACCACGGACCCGTCGCGCTCGGTCCGGCGGTCCCATCCAAGCACCCGCAGAGCCTTGCTGATGCGCAGCTGCATCATCCGATCCTGCCGATCCAGGGGCAGTTTCATGAGGTTGTCCATGATCTCCTTGATGGTGATCACGGTGCGACCCAGCAGCCACTCGGCCATCGTCGCCTCCAACTCGTCGACATCGCGGCGGGCTTCCTGCTGCTCCAGCGTGGCCTCGACGGGCAGCGTCCACCAGTTCTCGCCGCTGTTCAGACGGGCCACGGCCTCGGCGAAAAACTGGTCGCGCTGGGCCTGGATAGCGTCATGGTTCACCGACACGACGGTCAGCGGGAGGAAGCGGCGGGCGCCGGTTTCGTCCTTGTTCCAGTCGTCGCGGTTGGTGGTGCCGGCGAACACGCAGCGGCGCGGATGGTCGGCAGCCCGGCGCTCATACGGGGCCCGGTAGCGATCGACCTGGCAGGTGATCACCTGCTTGACCTTGGTCACCTCGGCGCGGTTGAACGCGTCCATCTCGCCGATCTCGACCAGCATCTTGCCGGCCAGGTTCATGTAGAAATCCTTGTCGGTCGGCGCCTGCGTGGCCTCGGTGAACCACTTCCCGCCGATGATCGACAGCGCGCGGGATTTCCCGGCGCCTTGCAGGCCCTCCAGAACCACCATCGTGTCGACCTTGCAGCCGGGGCGCGTGACGCGGGCGACCAGGGACAGCCAGAAACTCAGGCCCACGGCCCGGGTGTATTCGGTGTCGTCGGTGCCGAAGCAGTCGGGGAAGAAATGGGGCAGGCGCTCGACGCCATCCCACTGCAGGCCATCGAGGTACGCCTTGGCTTCGTTTCGCGTATCCATGCGGGCCACCAGCGTCACGGCGTCCTGCACGGCCTGCTTGCCGAGCTTGGGCATGCCCAGCGTTTCCTGGATGTAGACCTGCAGGCGCACGTCGTCGGCATCCGTCCACTCGCGCACCTCGCCGGTCGGCCATACGGTGCAGATCCGATCAAGGAACTCGTCGAACCAGATTTTCTGCGCCAGGTTCTCGTCCATGCTCAGCACGCGCACGACGTTGGCCACGCTGGCGTGGGGCACGCCCTTGTCGGTGGCCTCCAGGCCCCACTGCTGCACGGCCAGATAGCGCGGCATCGTGCCGGCGGGCACAGGCGCAGCCGCCAGAATCTCGCCGGTTTCGGGGTCGATGGCCGGCGGGCGGGCCGGCGTCGGGGCCAGCTGGCGCTGCATGCCGAGCGACTCGGCTGCGGTGCGCACGGCCTTGCGCATGTCGCCGCCATGCTCGTAGTGCTGGAACAGGTCGAACGGCCCGACTGGCTGGCCCGACTCGTCGCTGCACAGCGGGTCACTGGCGTGGTGAATCCAGCAGCGGTTATCGTCGAACACCGACACGCCCGGCAGCCCGGTGCCCGAGTGAGGCGAAAGCCAGCGCTTGCCCTGCTGCTTGTAGCCGTAGCGGCTCAGGGCCTGCTCGATGCTGGTCGAGGCGTTGTAGGTGTCGATCACGCTGGCACCCTCTCGGGGCGCGGCCTGGCGCGCTGGCTTTGGCGGCTCCTGGCGTGGGGCCCATGGGCACACGGCCTGCATCTGGGGCTTGAGCGCGTCCCAGTTCTTCCAGATCTGCAGCAGGAAGTCGGGCGGCTCGGGGATCGTGCCGTTGGGCTTCGTCAGCCACTGGTAGGGCTCGCCCGTGTCGGGATGGATCGACGGCGGCAGCACGTCCTGGCGCTGCTGGTCCTGCGCGGCGCGCAGCTCGAACACGGTCATGCGGCCGGCGCCTGATTTCTTGGGCCAGGTCAGCGCGTGGTAGGCGAGCGCGACGCCGGCCGGAACGCGGAACATGATGCGCATGCCACCAGGCCGGCCCTGGATCGTCGGGTAGTTGGCGCGCAGCTCCTCCAGGTTCCACCCGAACTCGGCGAAGATCTCGGCGGTGGCGTCGAGGTCGTCAACGTCCAGCGAGCACAGGCCAGACGGACCCAGCGCGGCGCCCATGTTCCAGTCGGGGTGCTTGGTGAAAAACTCGGCGGCTGCCGCCGCGTCGGTGATCACCTCGTTGCCCCAGTTGTTAGCCAGCGGGCGCTTGGTGCGAGGTGGCAGCGGCACGATGGCGATGCCATAGCGGCGGCAATAGGCCGAGGCGTAGGCGGCGGTGCTTGGGGTGTTTTGGGTTGCCATCAGATCAGCTCCCCCTGCACTTGCGAGGGGTCGATCCACTCGTGGATCTTCTGATCGAACGGCACTTCGTCGAGGCGCAGGAACGGGCGATCGCCGTGTTCTTGCAGCTTGACGACGCTCAGGCAGTCGAGGCACTGCACGCAGATATGCGTGCTGCCATTAGAAAAAACGCGGCGGGTGTAGCGCCGATTCAAGTGTTTGCATGGGTTCACGTTGGCTCCTAGACCCGACCGGACGCATCCAGGCGGGACAGGTTGATGGGATCAGAACGGGGTGTCGCCGCCGGCAGACGGCTGCTGCTGCTTGCGCTCGACGGACAGACTGAAAAACTTCTTGCCTTCCATCTTGCCGCCGGCCTTGCCTTCCTTGAGCCACCCGGACAGCCAGTACTCGACGCCATCGACGTTCAGAGTGCCCCGATAGTCGGGGTGGGTGTCCTTTTCCTTGCGGTCATTGCGGGCCAGCATGCCCGTGTTCGTGTTGTCGTATGCCATTGGTGCAGTGGTGCAGTGGTGAATCGGAATTCGATGGTAGCACCATCCGATGCGGTTATCGCAACGGGTTTGCCAGCACTTGTCGCGCCTCGTCCACACTGCGCACGACGGCGGCGATGGCGCCGCGCTTCTGCATCGCGGCGATGAATGCCAGCTGCTGGTCGGTGGGCCGGCCCTTTGGGGTCTTGACCTCCAGGTAGAACGCCCGCGCGTCGCCGGCCCGGTGCCCGAACAGGTCAGAAAAGCCAATGGGCAGCCCGGTTTTCACAGGCCGCCCGTCAGCGGTGAAGAACAACCCCACGTTGGCGCGAAACACGGCGTGCCCGTCCTCGGACAGGGCCACCATGATCGAGCGCATGAGGTCGGATTCAGTCACGCGGCCATGATAGCCTTGACGATAGCCGCCGCGACAGCCGTCGGCCCCCGCCCTGCAGGCAGCGCCACAGTCCCGTTGTACGTGACGAACGTCAGCTTGCAGGTGCGGCAGCGATGGCGCCGACGCACGCCGTGGGGGCTGGCCCTGGTTTCGAGCACGCGGTGGTGCTCTGGGCTGCGGCAGTGGGGGCAGGACATCATGCCGCCGTCCCTCCGGTGGGCCGCCACGTAAACACCGACGCCCCAGCCACGATCGGCGCGTGAAAACGCCCGCGGCAGATGTTCCCGATCGCCGACTGGTGACACCCGATCACCTCCGCGATCTGCGCGTAGGTCATCCCGACATGGCGCAGCGCCAGGATCTCTTCGCGCCGGCCTGCCAGCTTCGCCCGAGCGCGCTGCGCCCTTGTGCGGTTGGCGACAGCCTCGGGATGCGCGTGCACGCCGCGCTTTGCCGCCGCTCGGATAGCCTCCTTGTTCGTCACGGCCACCAGGTGCGCCGGGTTCACGCAGCCTCGCACGCCGCAGGTGGTGGTAGCGACTTTCTTGCCCAGGTCGCCGTGCTTGCAGGTCAAGATCCAGCGCCGCACGTTGGCCGAATACACCAGGCCGATGGTCGCCTTGGGCTGGTGGTTGCGATCCAGCAGCTGGCGCCAGATCAGGCAGTCGCCCTCCTCGACCGTGCGCGGGCGCAGGTAGTCGAGCACGGCCGACATGGGCCGGGTGATGGTTGCGTAGCGGCTCACAGAACACCCCAGAACGCCACCGCCATGATCACGCAGATCAGCGCCACCGAGATCACCAGCAGCTTGATCATCGCCGTGTCGTCGCCGTTGATGTCGTCGACGCTTGGCTTCCACCCGGCCGGCGGCTTGATCGGCGGCAGGTCACGCCGGGCCGACTCGTCGCCGAAACTGGTGTCGGTCCAACGCGATTCCTCGTGGCGCGTGCCGGGCTTCGTGCTCAAGGTGTTGCGGCGCCATTGCTTCTTGTCGCTCATACCAGCCACCCCACGATCTCGACGGCCGCGATCACGACGATGATGGCCAGCCCGCAGATCGTCACGGCCATATGGCCCAACGTGGTCAGACGGTCCTCGTGGAAATCCGACGACACGTAGCCGGTTTGGAAATTGCACTCGTGCAGGGTGCGCGGGGTTTGCATGTGCGAGGGTTTCATAATTCGTCGTGGGCAGGTGCGCCCTTGGTTGCAGTTGAAATTGCAGCACTCGGCTGCGGTGGGGTGATCGGTGTGCACGTCAGGCCCCGATGTAGCGCTCGCGCAGCACGTCCAGCGCGATGCAGCGGGTGCGGTCGGGCTGGCCCGCGTCGAGGGCGATGGCCAGCAGGCGCGCAGCACCGGCGTCGGCGAAATCCTCGGCAGTGACATCGCGAATCTGCGGCTCTGGTTCGACACCAACGGCAGAAAAGCATTCGGCGCTGAGGCAGTCGGTGAACGTGTCCACGTCGATGCGGTCGTCGGGCCAGTAGGCCAGATCGGCAGCCAGTTCGCGGAGGGCTTCTTGGCGGGTGGCGGCGGCGCTCATGCTGCCCCCCCAGCGCGAGCCAGAAACGTTGCGATCTTGGTGATGGGGCCGTGCGGGTCGTTGGGGTCGTCGTTGATGTACGGCAGGGCTTCCTGCATGGCCGCCAGCAGTTCGCTATAGGTCGGCAGGCCGGCGTTGTTCAGTTCGGCGTTGGCTTGCGCGATGGCTTCGGTCTTGGCTTGGTTCACTTGCATCCCCTAGTGCGTTGCGGTGCCTGCATTGTGTTGCGATATTCGCATCGCTGCACTAGGGACAAACCCTAGGTTTTGCGGCCGTGTTCCCACACCCGCCGCACCAGATCCGCCACCCGCTTGGCCGACGCCTCGCCGTGGATCTGCTGCAGGCCCTTGGTTTTCAGGCGCTTCACACCACGGTCGTCGTGCTCGAAATCGCCGAACAGGAACGCCCGGCGCCGCTCCTTGGGCATCTGCAGGATCGCCCGGGCCTGGCACTCGTCGCGCCAGTCGGGGCAACTGTTGCACACGACTCGACCGTCGATCAGCGTGCGGCACTCGTCGTCGTTTTCGAGCCGGTTGCAGCCCAGGCAGCCCTCCGTCACGCCTTGCCCCACAGCAGCCAGCCGGCGGCCAGACCGATGGTCAGCCACGCAATGCCCTGCACGGTCAGCACGATGGCCAGGCCCACGGCCTCGGCGCCGTTGTCGGTGTCGTGGTCGTTGTCGTGCATCATTTCAAAGAGTCCCAAATGGATGAATGGTGCGCTTGGCCTCAACGTAGGCCGCATATGCCTGCTCAGGTGTCTCGAAGTAACCGAGGTGAGTCTGCTTGCCGGCCTTGGTTATTCGGGCGCGAAACATCCCGTTGTGAACGTCGACGCCAAGTGTTCCGACCTTTGTTCCCTTGTTTGCTGTTCTCCGGTTCTGGTGGTTTTCTGCATGGGATGCCGCCCGAAGGTTGCATAAGCGGTTGTCGAGTGTGTCGCCGTTGATGTGATCAACAGACCGGGGCCAAGTTCCGTACACGTAGAACCACGCAAGTCGGTGCGCCTTGTACTTCTTCCCGTCCAATTGAATCCGCCAATACGCTTGGCCATCATGGGAGCCCGCGACAGCGCCGGCCTTAGCTCTTGGCCCGCTGCTCGTGATCCACACAAAGACACCGGTTTCTGAGTTGTATCGCAGAACTTCACGTAGTCGTTCCGACACCAACTGATCAGAATTTCGCATCATCCTGCTCCAGACAAAATGGATTTCTTTGCATTGCGCGCTCGAATTATGTGGGCGGCCCAAAGTCTAGGCCTTTTCATTCCTCTACTGACGCCAATCGCCACCAGCTCCTCCAAGGTCTGCGCCCTCCCCTGCTCCCGACGCGCCTGCTGCCGCACCACGCTCGGGTCGATCTCCTGCAGCTCGCCGTCGACCTGCTCGATCACCCGTGCAGCCGGCGCAAAACAGTGGCCACAGCTGCAATGCGTCGCGGCCGAGTGCACCACGGCGAAGCAATCCGGGCAGGTTTTCACCGGCACCTCGGATTTCTGGGCGGCCTTCTTCCGCTCGGCGCCATCCAGCGTCCACTCGCGCGGCTCGCAGGGGTGGCCATGGCGGGCGATGTTGCCAGCGTGGTCGAGCACGATGCAGTCGGGTTTTCCCGGGTGCGTGCGCAGGCCACGGCCGACTGACTGCAGGTACTTTGTCACCGACTGAGTGGGCGCCAGCAGGATGATGCAGGACACCGCCGGCGCGTCCACGCCAGCGACCCACAGCGCGCAGTTGCACACCACGTCCAGCTGGCCGGCCTGCAGGCCCTTCAAAGCCGCGTCGCGTTCCACCTGGTCGGAGTCGCCCGAGATCGCAGCGGCGCGGTAGCCGGCGGCCTGGAACTCGTTCGCCACATGGTTCGCGTGCTCGATCGAAACGCAGAACGCGATCGCCGGCCGGCCGTGCGCCAGCTTGCGGTAGTGCGCCACCGCCGAGCCCGTGATCTTGGGCTTGTCCATCAGGGCGCGCACGTCGGCGCCGTTGAACTCGCCCGCTGTGGTGCGCACGCCGGTCATGTCGGGCGCGTCGGGGGCGTAGTAGCGGATGGGCGCCAGCAGGCCCTCGTCGATCAGATCCTGCGTCGAGCAGGTCGGGATGATGATGTCCGCCACCTCGCCCATGCCGCGGCCGTCCAGCCGGGTCGGCGTCGCCGTCAGCAGCAGGCGCTTGGCGTCAGGGGCCCAGGCCAGCACGTCCTGGTAGGACTTCGCCACAGCCAGGTGGGCCTCGTCGATGATGATCAGATCGGGCGGCTCGTAGCGATCCAGCCGGCGCACCAAGGTCTGCACCATGGCCACCTGCACCGGTTTGCGACGGTCGCCCAGCGCGCCGGCCGCGATCCACCCGTGCGGGATCTTCGCCGAGGCCAGCCGCTTGGAGGCGTCGATCAGCAGCTCGCGCAGGTGGGCGACGAACCAGACGCGCAGGCCCTTGGCCACGGCGTTGCGGATCATTTCGACGGCGGTGTGCGATTTCCCGAACCCCGTGGCAGCGCACAGGATCGGGCTGCGGTGCCCGGCCCGGTATGCGGCGCGCAGATCCTCGATCGCCTTTAGTTGGCGGGGGCGGAGGGTCATAGCTGACCCCTCTTGCAGCGGCGCGCAAGCTCGACCAGCCACTCGGCCAGCTCTGGCGGAGTGTGCTCACGCTCGGCCTTGGAAACTTCTGGGCGCCAGCCAGCCATGCCTTTGACGAGCCGGCCACCACCCTGAATCGTTCGATGCTGTGCGATGACGTGGCTCGCATCACCCAGAACCATCGGGATCGGCGGAACCTCGCCAGGTGCGCAGCCCACGATATAAAGGCGCGTCAGCTTTTCGGCGCGATGCCCCCACCAGTGTTGCGAAATCCCAAGCGTCCAACCGCCGAACGCATCGGTGCCCCGGCCAGGCTCAGGAAGGCGTTGGGCCGGCCACAGCGTGGACGCGTCGGGGTGCTCCAGCACGCCACCAAACTCGCGCACAAGCGCCACCGCAAGCCTGGCCAGGTTCCTCTCGTCGGGGCGCGGCTTGGCAAATCGCCGGAGCCGACCCCAGCCACGGCATGGCGGGTGCGCCACGACAGGATGCGGGCCGTCATAGATGCGCGCGTCGCGCGCCATGTCGTAGCAGTCGACGCCGGGCATGGCCTTGTAGACGCTATCGGCGCGCACAAAGAGGGCGGCAACGGGCGTCATTCGCACAGCCCGTAAATCGACGTGCACAGCGGCGCATCGTGGTCGACGCGCAGCATGTCGTACTGCTGGCCGCCCCGGCTGGTCTTTGACCACTCGACCACGGCGGTGATGTCGTCGCCGCGCTCGTCTGCCTTGGGGAAAAACGTGCTGTCGCCGCGCTTGCTGGCCTCGCTGACCAGCTTTTCCCACTCAGCCACCCGGGCGATCTCCTCGGGGAACCGTTTGCTGATCTCCAGCAGCTCGTCCTTGCGGGCGTGGATGCACGGCATGCAACCGACCCGGCCCATTCCCTGCTCGTACAGCGGGTTATGCCGAATGCCGTGCTTGCGGTGCATGGCGAACGCATCCTCGGCCGTCCATTTCAGGATGGGCCGGTAGTTCCACAGCGTCGCGCCGTTGGGGTAGGTGCGCTTGGCCTCGTTCTCTGGCAGATCGCGCCGGGCCAGGCTTTCGTCGGCCCGCACGCCTTGCCAGCTGATCACGTCGTCGCCGGCTTCCAGAAGCGGCAGCTGCACCTGCTCCAGAATGGGCACGTGCTTCAGCTCCTCGCTGCAGAACCGGGCCTTCGTGCTGGGGAACCGCCCCTTCCAGATGCACAGATCCAGGAACGGGTTGCCCGTGGGCTTGAGCACGGCGAGCGCGCGCAGCACCTTCTCCTCGGGCACGCCCTGCTCGCGCCACTTGGTGGCCACGAACTCGGCCTTGCGCGCGATGTCGACGGAGAAATCAGCCCGCACCCAACGGATCGGCACGCCGGTCGCCTGCTCCAGGTAGCGCACGTAATCGTAGGTCTGCGGGTGCTCGTGGCCAGTGTCGGCAAACACGGCCTGCATGTTCTCGGCCTGGCGCTCGATGGCCAGCAGCAGCAGCGCGGTGCTGTCCTTGCCGCCGCTCACGCTGATGATGTTGTGATCTGCGCTCACGCCGACGCCCCACTGTCAAGCCCGCTTGACTCTTTCGCCTCGGTTGCACAGTTATTGCCCAGCACAAGGTCGGTCGGGGTCAGCTCCACGCCCTGCTCGCGGGCCAGTGCCAGCAGCCGCACCTGAACCGCAGACGGCACGCGGCCGTCGAGGCCCCCCTTCTCCGCCGGCTGTTTCCAGCGGTGGATGGTGGACGGGTCTTTGCCCAGAAGTCGGGCCAATGGACGAACTCCACCGAAGCGAGAGATCACGATGTCTGCAGGGGTCATGATGTATTGCGGGTTTCGCCCGCGTGGTGAGAATTTAGCAATTGTGCGGGAATCTCAACGCGCTTGCAATACACGCATCGCTGCGGTAATTACCGGGGGAAACCCTGAGAGGCCCGCATGGCAGTCGACACGAAGTGGTTCCGCGACCGACTCGCCGACCGTGGCATGTCGCAGCGCGGGCTTGCGCGCCTGCTCGGGCTGGATGCCGCGGCCGTTTCCCTCATGCTCCGGGGGAAGCGCGAGATGAAACTCACCGAGGCAGCAGAAGTCGCGCGCCTGCTGGGTGTGCCCGCCGATGATGTCATCGCGGCCGCCGGGGTGCGCATCGATTCAGGGGGCGAGCTCGTGCCGGTCGTCGCCTACGTGGACGGAGAGGGCGAGATGCACTGGTCGCCCGAGGGCGATCGCGTGCCGCACCCAGGTGCAGGCCTGCCGGGCTCGATCAGCGGCGTGCAGTGCCGCACAGCTGGCTCACCACTGGCTCACATGGATGGCTGGATGCTGTTCGGCTGCGCCGACGCGCCGCAGGGCGTGCAGGCCGACGCGATCGGGCGCCTCTCGTTCTGCCGCCTGCGCGACGGCGTGATCTACATCGCCGTGCCGTCGAGGTCGTACCGCCGCGGCCGATGGGATCTGACCGGCCCGGCCGCCAATGCCAGCGCCGTGGATCTGGAGTGGGCGGTGCCGGTGCTGCTGATCCAGCCGTAGCCGCCCGCCGTTACCCGTTGCAGCCGCGCCACGCGGGTTTCTCCCTGCTGTTTGCTGTTGCGGTTTTCTAAACGGTGGTGCAGAATTCTCCTCATCGCAACGAAGGAGGGCACCAAGTGGCCACCGAAATCATCACCCCCCGCGACCAGCAGCACTGGCTGCAGCTTCGCACCCAGGACGTGACCAGCACCGAGTCGGCTGCGCTGTTCGGCATGTCGCCTTACGTGACGCACTTCGATCTGTGGCATCGCAAGAAATCCGGCCACGTGCCCGAGTTCACGTCGAACGAGCGCATGCGCTGGGGCAACCGACTGGAGGCCGCCATCGCCGAAGGCATCGCCGAGGAAATGGGCTGGAAAGTCGAGCCGCTGAAAACGTACTGGCGCGACCCGGATCTGCGCCTTGGCAGCTCGTTCGACTACCTCGTGCTCGGCGACGAGCCGGCTCACTTGGAGATCAAAAACGTCGACTATCTGGCATTTCGCGACGGCTGGCTTGAAC